CTGCCGCCAGCCGTCGGTGACCGAGCGCGTGGCCGATTTGGTGCCGATGGGCACAATGGCGCGAAACCAGTCCGGCGCGTCATAACGGGGGGCGCCTTCGATCTGGCGCACGATCAGAGGCTGCTGCTCGGGAGACGTCAGCACGATGCGCGAGAAATGGCCGCCGTCGAACATGGCCGCGATCAGCAGTTCCTGCGTAACCGGCTCGCTGTTGCCGGGCTGCGACAGCGACAATGCCAACGATACCGCCGCATCGGTGCTTTGCGCCTGAAGCTGCCCGGCGAGATAGTCGCGCGCGGCGGTGATGTTCAGCGCCAGCGACCCCAGCAAGATGACCGAAATGGCGATGGTGATGCTCAACAGGAGCTGACGAAGTATGGACATAGCCTGTACCTTGGTTTAGCGTGAAAGTTCGCGGATTTCATCTTCCGGGGCGGACGCAACTACCATGCGCGCTAGTTGAACCCTTCGCGCTTCATGCGCAACAGCAGATCGTTCCAGCGCCCGATGCGTTCGACCGGCGTAGCCTGCTTGCCTGCGACGTAAACGCCGCTGGCGTTGAAACTGAACACGGGTGCCAGATCGCGCCGGTTGCCCGCAGGCTCGATGCGGGTGAGGAGGTTGTCCAGCACCAGCGGCACCGCATTGGGCGTGCCGTAGTAACCCAGTACCATGTGGGCCACCTCGATCCCGCTGCCTGCGCCGCCCATGCTGGCCTTGACGTAAATGAAGCGCAGCTTGTTGGCCGGAACCCCCAGCGCGACCAGCGAGAAATACTTGCCGATGACGTAGTCTTCGCAATCGCCTCGGCGTCGGCCCAGCGACTCGATCGGCGTGGCCCAGTAATCCGTCTGACCCCAGACGTCGATGTCTTCAGCAGCATAGACGGCCTGGTTCCAGAAATCGTTGACCGCCCGGATCTGCTCGGCTTCCTGCAGGTTTTGGCTGCGCGTCAGCAGGTTCAGCCACGCCTGCACCTGCTGCCCCCCCTGCGCGCCGTAGCGCTGGCGGGCCGTTTGCAACAGTCGCTGCGCGTCTGGTTGCAAAGTTTGCGCAAGGCTGACCGCCAGCAGCAACACCGCCGCTGCCGTCGTCATCAACGCCGTCAGCGCGGCGCGGCGCGTGGTAAAAGTCAATAAACGAGTCAAGGCGGTCGGCATAGGGCGGATTGTATCCCCGCACGACCTGCCTTAGGTTAGATCAGTCATGTCGTGTCATGACGTGCGTATCAGGCTGCGGGCCAAAAATTCGGATCCACCGCCTGTTCGAACGTCCACGGGCATTGCGTCGGGAATACGGAACGGTGCATGTTGGTGTCTTTGGTTGCTCTGAAAATCGCCAATTCGTAAGCAATGGGGAAGATGCCCGCAATTTTGCTTTTCAAACTCGGGTTTTCTGATAGGTGGATCGTCACACGCCGCCGTTGTTCCTCAATCGTCAATTGTTGTTCCTTAATCGTCAATTCCCAACTGGTACTCCTGCGTTCCGGTTGAAATCGCCATTTCAACAGGTGAGCCAGCAGCACTTCAAGCCTGCTTTCCAAGTCGCGTTTTTCGCTCTTGCCCATGCTTTCGATTTCCTCAATGAGGTTGTCCAAGTCCAGCGCTGCGAAATCTCTGGCGCGCAGCATGTTGGCTTGGTTTTGTATCCACCCGTAGAAATCCGTCTCGTAAAGCTGGGCTGTTACTGTGCGCATGATGCGGCCTCCTTGAACATGCTTGTCTTGATGAACATCACCTTTTCACCTTAGTTGAAAATCAAACGCCAAGTCACGCTGGCGCGGGTTTGGCCCGAATCACCCACGCCAGCACACGTAAGGCTTCAGCTTGTTTCTCTGGTATGTCCGCTTCTTTTAAGCGAATGCTTTGCCGCTGACTTCCTGCTTCCTGGATGCGGATAGGCGCTGAAGACCTTTTTTAGCCCAAAAACAGTTTGGTCAGAACGACGCCTACGCCCGCGAACGTGGCTGTCATCATCCATTGCAACAGGGCAAGTTTGGTATGGATAGGGGACAGTGCAAGATCCAAGTCTTTTCGGGTCACAAGATTTGCCGCATTGTGCGCATCCCGTACGGCGGTTGACACAGCTTCGGCTTGTTCGGCAGGCATGCCGGCCGATTCCAGCGTCTTGACGAATTTCAGCGTGTCAAAGGTCACGGTTGTCATGGGCGCTACTCCAAAAGGAGCGATCAGTGTAGCACCCTCTCTCTCTCATTGTCAGCACCGTATCCATCCCCTCGTAGGAGAAGTTCATGATGCGCGGCGCAATATTTTCGTCTTGATAAATGCAATATTTTCCTTTCCAAACCTTTGCAGCATACGTAAAAGAATTACAAAAATTGCCCTATGAACACGTCAGCGACGCTTCCTTGGGTACAAGAAAGCGTCCGATCAGAACAGCCCCGATGGTTCGGTTTGTACGTCCCAACTGAAGATCACCACCTCTTGTCGTTTCACGCCAGCACCACCGCTGACCGTGTAGCGGATGTCGGTCGATTCGATGGTGAAGTCGCTAAAGAGAGCCCGGATGTCCGGGTGGTCGTTCAATGTGACAATGGCTTTGCCTTTGAGCTCGCGCAGCATGGTGACCAGTGCCTGATATTGTTCCCAGCCGAAATCGACTCCGTAGCCTTCGGTCTCCCAGTACGGGGGATCCATGAAGAAGAGCGTGTGTGCGCGGTCGTAGCGCCGAACGCATTCTTGCCAGGGTAGGTTTTCGATATAGGCGTTGCTCAAGCGCAAGTGGGCAGTGGACAGGTTTTCTTCCAGGCGCAGCAGGTTCAGGCCGGGTGGCGCGGTGGTGGCGGTGCCCCAGCTTTGGCCTTGGACTTTGCCGCCGAATGCGGATTGCTGCAGGTAGTAGAAGCGGGCGGCGCGCTGGATGTCGGTCAGGGTTTCAACGGGGGTGTCTTGTAGCCATTTGAAGACTTGGCGGCTGGACAGCGCCCATTTGAATTGACGTACGAATTCTTCGAGATGGTGTTTGACGACGCGGTATAGATTGACGAGGTCGCCGTTGATGTCGTTGATGACTTCGACCTCGGCGGGTATGGGGCGCATGAAGAACAGTGCTGCGCCACCGGCGAACGGTTCTACGTAGCACTGGTGTGCGGGGAAGACCGGCAGCAGACGGTCAGCCAGACGGCGTTTTCCGCCGATCCAGGGGATGATGGGCATAGCCATTTTCGAGAAACCTTTTTTAGATATGGTAGCCTTGACCTCGCCCGTCGACGGGTGGCGCGACCCTGGCCAAACTTGCAGCTTGTGTCTGCGGGTGCGGGATGGTTTGAGTGTTGACGCACTCAAACCATCGCCGCGTCTTCTTTGATTTTCAACGATAGTTTGCATTCCTCGACTGCCACTGGCGTACCGGCAGCGACGGGGCGGATTTCAATGTATAGCCGGGTGCCGACCGGATACGCGGGCAGCAGAATTTCCCGACCGGCGACGGTGACGTGACCACGGATGGGCACTTGTTCGGCGGCTGCGCCATTGACGCTGACGAACACGTCTGCACCGTGGGCGGCCTGTAGTTCCCATTGCAGCAGGTAGCCACCGTCAGCGGCGGGAATGGCAACAGGATTGAACGCGCGTGCAATGCGGTGCTCTCCACTGGATACGGAGGGTGCACTTTCCAATCCTCCCCATTCGAGCGGATAGTAGGCTTCGTATTCGTCACGCAGCGTGATTCGGAAACGTCGGTGGCTGGCGGGCTCAATGCCTATGATCCGACAGCGCTTGCCTGGCGTCTCGGTCGGTCCGGCTAAATACGTCCAGTCTTCTGGGATCGTGTTGGGATAAAGGCTCTCGATATTCTGAGCGGTGGTATCCAGCCAACCAGGCGCATGTTCCAACATCCAGGGATTATTACTTGGCAGCACACCGATGACGCGCAAGATATGCGTGCGTTTCTCTGGCGGTACGCACGTCACCACGAACGGATCCCCGCCGGGCGGCTGGACTTGCAGGTATAGATTCTCGCCTTGACCCATCTGTTCAACCTCGGCCGACAACTGCACATGCCGCACGTTGCCGTCGTCTTCCAATAATTGCACCAGACGACCGGAGAAGGCCCATCGCGTCAGATCATGCGCCAGACGCACGACGTCGAAGCGTTGCACGGATGCGCCATAACCCAGGGTTTCAAACGAAATGGTACGGCGGTGATATGCACGAGAAGCCGCCAGCAAGTTGACCAGGCGCTGGGCTTGATCCTTGGGCATCGAATACACGGCCTGCTCACTTTGTCGATTCACGGGCAGATCCACGCCAGGTACGATGGCTGTAACCGTGTCAGGTTCGTAGTCGCTGTCGCTGCGGGTATACGCCAGTGCGTACTCATCTACCGGGTCGTCGGTCAGATACGCCACCTTGAACGTTCCGGCGACGATGTTGCTCATGCCGAAGGTGGCGACCGTTGGTTGATCGGCTGCTTCCCATACGACCCCCAATTTTCCCGTCGCCCAGGTCTTCGCTGCTCGCCCGGCAGCGGCAATGTCATCGAGCACGTCGCCGGCGGGCCGCTCGTCCAGCACCGCCATTCTGCACGTCAGATTGTGGGCATCACAGAACTGGCCCCACGCAATGAGCGCGGCATAGTCGATTCGCGCGTTTTCCAACCCAGCGCCAAAGAGGCGATGGCCATTGCCGATGGCTGGTTCGTCCAGCCAGCCTGTTTGGCCAAGATGCAGTGGGTTCGCTGTCGGATTGAGAAAGCCACCGCGCGCGTAATAAATGAACAACATCGCCGGATTGACCGTATGTCCCCAGATCCAGCCATCGCCGCCTGGGTACGTACCCGTCCATGGCGTTGTCGGCGTCCAGATCCAGTGCTTGGGTCGTACGAACGCAGATAACCGATCCACGACACCGTTCAATTGCCCCGTGGCTTTGATCAGAAAGCCCTGCCGGTGCTGAGCAGGGTATAGCGCATCGGATGCCCGGAAAACTTTGATGCGCGGGCATTCGAACTCGGATACCGAACTGGCGTCGGTAGGCGTTGGCGTCAAGCGGCGCACGCGAATTTTGTGGGCGGGTTCTGCCAGTAGCGCAGATGCCGTTTCCCGCACGATTGCCGTACTGCCATTCGATAGCGTCACGGGCGAGAACGGGAAATCCATCCAAGTGTCCGACCCAAGCAGTTGGTACTGTGCCTCAAACTGACACGACAGGTTTTCAAAACCGCCGCCTGCTTGGCGAAATAATCTACCGGCCAGATCGATTTGCACATATTGGCCAGGGATTGATGCTTGGCGTTCTATCCAACCACCGTTAACGACATTGGGGCCCTGCTCCAGCGCGCCTCCATCGAGCGTCTGCACATTGTCGGGGTATGCATTTGAGGGCCAGTGCTGGCTGCTGTAGCCCTCCAGGGCTGTTCGGTCGCCTTGGCCTGCTGGAACGTAACTGCTGTGGCGCTCGACTTGATTGAAGCTGTCTAGGGGATTGGCGCCGATGCGAACATCGGAAATCGTCAAGTCGCCAAAGCCGAAATTAAAGATGCTGCATAGCCGCTCGGTGTTGTAGATGACTTCATAGCCATAGCGCACGATGACCGGAAGTGGCGTGCCCAGAGTTCGCCAGTTCGCCATGCTGTATCCATCGTCCGACATGATCTGTGCTAACCACTGCACATAATCCTCGTACGTGGTCACCCGATCATTCGCAGTGCCATGCATGACGACAAACGTATGCGGTTGGGTGACCGTGCCCCTTAAACTACTGGTGTATGTCCGAGCAGCGCCATCTCCATAGAAATACAGCACATCACCCATCCAGTTTCTGGACTGCAAGAACGTCCAGGGCTGAATCGGGGTCGGGTTCCATGGTGAGCCATTCAATGCGAACTCGGGGTGCTCTTGCAGCACGGTTTGTGGCGTGTCATTGATGACGTCTATTTTCGTGCTGGGGTCAGGGACGAATTCCGCGAACGGCCGACTGGCATAGTCGGGGTAGATCCGATGTTCACCGAGCACCAGCGGCAGAGGTTCATACGGCCGATTATCGTTGTTGCCGCCCGCGATGCTGTAGGTTTTGGGTGAATGATCTTTGGTTTGGCGCTGGTTTGCGCCTTTCTTCAATAATGACCCGGAGATTGCCGAGATTGCCATGGCGATGGCTATGTTTCCCACGAACGCCAGTGCCGTCCCTAAGATTGTGGCCGCTGTTGCCCCCATATTGCCCCACATGACCAGCTTGGCCGTGATCGTGGCCCCCTCGAACACCCCTCGGGCGATCTGACGCAAAACCAGCACGTCGGCGGACCGCAACCGTTTCTTTCTCCAACGGCGACGCGGCAGCTCGACGCCGTTCACGTCCGCCGTCACCATGGCAGGTTGCAGCGCCAGGCGTCTGACTACGCTCTCGACCGTATCCGTACCTGTTAAAGCCAAACGGCGAATTTGGCGATCACTGATCGGGCGCAGTGGATTTGGACACCAGACGACGTCCAGGACAGACACCTTATTTGATCCAGCCATAAAATCCTTCAATCCGATAATCTACCGTCAACCTGTTGATCGGCACGCAAACACTCTCACCAAAAAGCGCGTCCGAATGCAGCACATAGCCTTGGGCGATGGCGCAATACAGCCCCATGTGCGCCATGCGCCCGCGCGCGAACATCAACACGCCACAGCCATCTACCGGCGTATTGATGCGATACGCAAAGTCGGCACAATGCTGGGTAATGAGGGAGGCACGATGAAACAGATCCGTGCGCCGCTTGCGCGGAAAGCGGATCTTCAAACCGAACTGCTCGTGCAACACTTTCTCGACCAGTTCGGCGCAGTCATACCGCAGGTGCGGTATGCCGGTATAACCATCGCTCCAGTGCATCAGAAGAGCCCCGGCGCGGTCTCAGGACGATACGTATATGCCGTCCCAAGCTTGTTGAGCACGTCGTCGTAACCGAGCTGCCCCGTGACTTCCGTCATCGTCACTTCGACGTTCGAGACGTCAACAATCAGTTCATCTTCGATGAAGTCCGGCGCGCTGCGCATGACCTGTAATACTCGAAAGGTTGTACCTTTTCCGCCATTCGTGCGCTCGAAAAAATCGCCCACGTCGCTGCCGAGATTGCTCATGCGCAGCTGCGCGCGCGGCGTTTGCCTGTCCTTATCGTCGGGTGGCACCCACACGAAGGATGCGCGCACATAGTTCTTGCCATTGCTGATCAGGTCCTGTGTGTCGTTGACCAGACGCGTGGGTTCGGCCAGCAATGCGTGGCGCATTTCCAAGAGCACCAGCGGCGCTTCTTCGGCCGACAGAACCTGAGCTTGCTCACGATATCTGCGGGATTTTCTGTTTGCCATCAGTCGTAGTACTCCATGGTGAACGAAGCCGTCCAATCGTCCATGAGGGTCGTGAGTGGTTCGTACTCGACCTCCCCTTTGACGATGCGCGCCCGCCGCATGACGGGCTGCAAGCCGCTACGCGGATCCGGCCACGCAAAGAAGAGGGAACCGTTGACCAGGTCTACCCTGCGCCAATGCTCGAATGCATCCTTATCCGCTTCGCTAAACAGACGGTATGTCACGGGGATGGTGACCAGACTGCGCGACGACGTGGGGGTCTGCTGCGTATGACCGTCATCCATTTCATGTCTCACCACACCGCCGCCGACCCGGACCTTGTAGCCATCGAGCAGGAACTGGGCGAACGCGGGAAATTGTGTGAATGCCATGGCTATCGGCCACCACGCACGCCCAAGGTGCGGGAGATCGGCCCGCCACGCTGCGCATCGTCCAGGATGATGCTCACGACCATGTCTCTGCCTTCCCAGCGGGCTTCTTGGCGTTCTACGCGCTGCGGCGTACCCGTATTATTCAGTTGCAAGATGATGTTGGGTACCGGCATCTGGCGGGCATCGGCTGCGGCGCTAGACACTTGACCTCCTGTTGCAAAGCGGGCCTGCCGCGCGGCGTGCACCAGACCACCCAATGCGTATCCAACATTCGGTTTAGGAAACTGCAACGTACGGATTGCCTCCATGAACGCCAGCCCATAGTGGCGTACGG